ATTCTTGTGAACGCGGCAACCACGGCAGAGGATGATCTCCTGACAGAGAAACTCCAAAGCGCCATTGACGACGCCGAGGACTTCACCGGACGGCAGTTATTGACGGCCACTTACAAGGCTTATCCCGACTGTTTCCCTGACAAGGATTACATTGAGCTGCCCTTTGGCAATCTGCAATCGGTAACGTCCATCAAATACAAGGATTCCGACGGCACCGAAAAAACGATGGTTGAAAACACCGACTACCTTGTCGAAACGAATGTTGACGCGACGCGGGGCGGGGATCAGGTCGGGCGGATCGTGCTGCCTTATGGTGTGAGCTGGCCGTCTGTCGAGCTTTACCCGTCAAATCCGATCACGATTGAGTTTGTTTGCGGATGGAAAGCGGCGGCAAACGTGCCGAGCAAAATCAAGCAGGCAATCTTGTTAATGGCGGCGGATCGGTATGCAGACCGTGGCGAGCCGATTATCGGCACACTGGTGGCACAGGAAACAAGAACCATGAAGGCCGCTTATAACCTGCTTTACTCAAAGAAGTTGTGGAGTTTTGCATGATTAGATCAGGCGACTTAAACAGGCGCGTGGAAATTCAGGCGCAAACGAAAGTCTCGGACGGAATGGGAAGTTTTACAACCACGTGGACAACGCTTGACACGGTTTGGGCTGCGATATGGGACGCGACAAGCAACGAGCGGAATCAGGCAAGCGCCACAACCCTGATTATAAGTCACCGGGTCAGAATCCGGTATCGGAACGTTTTTAAAAGCGCGTGGCGGCTGAAATTCAACAACCGTTATTTCACCATTGTGAGCGTGGTCAATCCGGGAGAGAAAAACGAATACCTTGATCTGTATTGCAAAGAGGCGGCATGAAAAACATCCTGACAGCAATATTCGGAAAGTTCGCAAACTCTGATTTAAGTTCCTACGTCGGCGGGCGCATCTACTTGGATCAGGCCCCGGAGTCCTGCGAGTTCCCCTATGTCGTTTATTTCGTCGTGTCGTCAACGCCGGATGATGTTTTCGCAAAGAAGGGGCAGCAGACCTTGATTCAGTTTTCCTTATTCAGCGCGAACCCGTCGGCGGTTGAAATCAGCACCATGCACGGATACTTAAAGGCGCTGTTTGACGACTGTTCTTTGACCATTACCAGCAACACAATGTTATGGATGCACGAAGTCAACCTCACAACGATGGTTGATGAAATCACAGTGGCGGAGGGCGTTCAGAGCGTGAAAGCGTGGCACGCCGATTATGAAGTGGTAACACAGGTAACATGATGGAAAAGCGACTTTCTGAAATTACCCGTGCGGAGTGGATAGCGTTTCGATGGGTTGAGGCGCCTCAGGCGATGGAAGACGAAGACAGGATTTTCGTGACCGACGGGAAACGAACGCCGGACGAAGCAGCACAGGCGGCTGAAGATTGGGACATGACGGCAGAAGAAAGGGCGGAATTTTAAATGATTCAGAACCCAAAAACATTCTGGAACGGCATAGCGAAACAACCGGACTGGATGAGTATTTTTTAACGGCCATTAAGTGAAAGGCGACGCATGAAGATTTTAGTCACCGCAAGATATGTATCAGGATTGGCGCAAGAAGGCGGATCAAGCCGGTTTTATAAGACCGTCATTGATACGTTGTGGTCTATGGGCCACACAGTCACGGCCACGAATAATCCGGCGGAATATACCCATATCGGCTTTGACCTGATTATATGCAGCCACGGGGAAATCCTGGACGCGATCAAAGCGAACCCGGCTCCCAAAGTCTGCATTTCGCACGGGATCATTGAAGACGAAAAAATGCGCCACGGCGCTGATAGATACGTTGCAGTCAGTGAGGAAGTGCAATCGTTCAACCGGGAGCGCGGCTTTGAAAGCGAAGTTATACCGCAGCCGATCACGATAGGGAAACAGGTCAGACCGGGCGCGGAGCTGAAAAACATCCTTATCATCCGGCGCTATCCGATGACCCATGACCCGTTTGAATTTCTGGCCGAGAAATACAATGTCACGGAGAGCGACATTGATAAGCCTATTGAAGATCAAATCGCGTCGGCGGATTTATGTATCACCCTGGGACGCGGGGCGCTTGAAGCAATGGCGCAAGGAAAACCCGTCATCGTTGCCGACAACCGGGAATACATCGACGCTTTTGGTGATGGGTATGTCAACGCCTCGAACATCAAGGAAATCGCACGCTGCAATTTTTCCGGCCGGCGGTTTAAACATTCCCTTACCCGCGAATGGATCGAAGCGGAGCTGGCAAAATACAACCCGGCTGATTCGGATTTCCTTTATAATTACGTCAAGGAAAACCACGAAGCGGGGAAAATAGTCGGGCGGTATCTTAAAGAGACACAGATACATTTAATCATGCCGTTATGGAGAAAAGAAAACGTCGGCATTCTAACCGCCGCATACAGGCCGATGCGCATCATGTTGCATCCTATAATGTTTCAGGATGAAGCCATGGACTTTAACGAGCCATGGATATTCCCGGTCGTGATTCCCATGGACTCCAAAGACTGCGAGGCGGCGCACCCCGGCACGTTCAAACGGAACTGGTTTATTGAGAACTGCCAGATATTCAACGACGATTATTATGTCACCGTTGACGACGACGATATGTATGAGCCGAATGTCATGAGCGAAATCAAGGCTATGGATGACGACATTGTGATTATCTCAATGAAGCGCGGCCACAAGATACCCGTTCAGGCTGTCCCCCATCGAAGATACCCGACGAACACGCTTTTGGCCTGTCCCGACAACGTGAAAATCTCATCTATCAGCGGCCAGCAGTCTTTCGTCAAAGGCAAGATATTCAAGGCGCACATATTTGACGACATGAGCGGCACCTGGGACGGTGAAATTGCAATGCACCATAATGAATCCGGTGAGCAAATCGCTTTCCGGCCTGACCTGTTCGCGCTGTTCAATTTCTATGAGCCTGGCCGATGGGAAAAGGGGCTTAATGTTTCTTTCGGCACGATGGTTAATGATCCCTTGCGGCTCGATATGGTGCTGAAGCAGTCGCAAATTCCGAGGTCTGAATATGTCAACTTCCATTTCATTCAGAACCCGGAAAGCGCCACGAAGGGATTGAACTTCCTGTTGGACAAGATCGATGCAGAGGGTTCAGACGTTGCAATCCTCGTTCATCAAGATATGTATTTCAGCGCCGGATGGATCGAGAAAGTCAAGATCAAGCTGGCTGAACTTCCTGATTCGTGGGTTGTCGCTGGGATCATCGGCAAGGACATGGACGGGATTATTTGCGGGCAATTTCACGACAGGAGAATCCCGTTGGACTTTAACACGCTTCACCTGCACGAGTTCCCTCAACCGGCCTGTTGCTTTGATGAGTGCTGCCTCATATTTAATATGAAAAAAGGCTTTCGGTTTGATGAAACATTTGAGGGGTTTGACTTATACGGGACGCTTTGCGTATTGCAGGCATGGGAATCCGGCGGGAGCGCGTGGGTGATTGATGCGTTTGCAGAGCACTACTGCATGAGGCCGTTTTCATGGCATCCGGATGATCTGTTTATTCGGAACTATAAGAGGCTTTATGACAGGTTTCAGGGAATCCGGGTTGATTCGACAGCCCTTGGGCTTCCCCCGGACGGAGAAGTAATTTTTGAAACATCGGCGGCGTTAGGAGAAGAAAAGAAAGTAGCATAACAATCAGGGTTTCCGCGAGGGCTGATCACCCGGACGGGACGCAAGAGAGAACTAAGGCGGCTGGATAGGGCTATCCCTCTATTCATGCCGCCTTTTTCTTTGCCCTGAAAACAAAAGGAGGAAGGAAAAATGGCAAAGATTTCAGGAAAAAACGGGAAGGTAATGTACGGCTCCGTCGTCGTGGCGGAACAGGTATCTTGGTCAATGAGCGGCGTAACCATGCCGACGACCAAGGCACCGACGGCTTTCGGTGATACGGGAATGGCGGTCAAGGAAATCACCGACCTGCCGGACGCGGGTACTTTGGAATTTAACGGAAACTGGGACCCGTCCAACGCAACCCAGAAGGCCCTTCATACGGCTTGCGCGGCAGGAACGCACCTGACGAACCTCTATCTCTATGCCAATACCAGCACGTTTTGGCGGGTAGGGACTGGCGGTTACATCATCGTCACGAAATCGCAGGCGATTACGCTGCCCCGGAACAATTTCGGCACGATTGCTTTCAGCGGCGACATTTCCACGGCGGCGATGGAGCAGGTCGGAACCGGAACCTGATAAGCGGCGCGTTTAAATGCCCAGCATTCAACGATCTCGGAGCGAAAGTGTAAATATCCGGGATAGAAAGGCAAAGTTTTATGACCATTTTCAATGATAACGGGGCGGCAGAGAATCAGGGGGTTTGGTTCAAATTCCAGACCTCCCGGTTTGACGCCGAAAAAAAGGAAACCGTGTTTGATCCCCCGGCGGATGACGCGGCGGAGTTTTGCGTTCGTTCTTTGATCCCGTTCTTTACCGAGCGGATGAAAGCGCGAAAAAAGAAATCTGAATTTATCTTCAATCCGTCAACGCGGGCGATGGAGCGGGTCAGTTATTATCCTGACCTGACTCCCGAGGAAGTTCAGAAAGAGCAAGAGGACGCATGGGACTACCTCATTATCGGGGTCAAGAATGCAACGTGGGCGGACGGAACCCCCATTGAGTGCAACCGCGCAGATAAGGTCAAGCTGATGAAGATAGAGCAGTTTGATCTTTTCATCGGCCACTGCCTGAAAGTATTGGCAACCGGGGAAAAGAACGAGGCAGAAGTAGCCGAAAAAAACTGATTGAAGCCGCGAAGTGGCTCATGGAGTACGGGCCGATTTGCGGTGATTGTCGGCGGATGTACGCAGAAAGGAATCCACCCGGTGAGGCCCCGTGTCAATCGTGCCGCGTGGATGCGGTGGAAGAAAATGAAGATGCGATAAGAATTTTTTTCTTGACACAGTTTCAAGTCATCATGGGGCCACGTGGCCCCGTGGACATTAACCATCTTGCCGTTCATGCGGCGATGGAACTTTACGGGATCAGGGACAAGCGGCGGTGCTTCGAGGGCGTCTTGAAGCTGGCTAGGTGGTGGCTGGAAAATATCAAAGAGGGAAATGATGAGGGTTGAAAACTGGAATCCAAACGCAATGGACGAAACCTTTGAAAACGTCGCCATTGAACGGCTTGTTGACGGTGCTGAACTTGTCGCAACGGCGGCAAGGCGTCTGTGTCCCGTCGGAACCGTGTCGCGTCCTATATATAAGACCGGCCCTTATGCCGGGAAAAACTGGACAGCCAGGGACGCCGGACAGCTTAAGCGTTCAATCCGTGTTGTCAGACAGAAAACAAAAAGCGGCAAGGCATTTTCAAAGAAACGAAACGTCCGAGTGTATGCCGGTCACTTCCTCGCATACTACGCGAAAATTGTTGAGTTTAACGGTAGGGCTTTCATGCGTCCGGCGCTGACTGCTTCACTGGCCGGACTTAAGGAAATCATCGGAGCAAAGTAATGGCTGAACAAAAAATCGGAACTGTCTTTGTTGAACTTGACCTCGATCCCTCGCGTTACACGAAGGGACAGCAGCAGCTTCTTAAGGACGCCACTACAACAACGCTTAATATTGAAGAAAACTTCAAAAAATTAGGCATTAAGTCATCGGCTGAAATGGATTTAATGAGGCAGAAAATCCAGAACAGTTATGACATGATTGCTAATTCCTCCAAAGCCACGGCGAACGACATCATCCGGGCAGAGCAAGCGAAGAACGATCAGTTAAACCGCCTCAACGAACAGCAGTTCGGGAAACAGAAAACATTTTTGTCCGACGCGAAAGAAAATTGGAAAGCCTATACAGCGTCCATAATCGCCGCCGGGTATGCCGCGAAAGAGATGATTGATGCGTCTCTTAAAATGGAGCAAATCACATCCTCGTTGAAGGCGGTGACTGGCTCATCCCAAGGCGCGGCGGTTGCATTTGACTATGTTCGCAGCGAATCCCAGCGGCTTGGACTTAACCTCGAATCAACCGGGCTTGCGTACGCCAAATTTGCCGCAGCAACAAAAAACACAACCCTTGAAGGCGAAGGCGCAAGAAAAGTATTCAGCGGGGTGTCAGAGGCGGTCACGGCCTTAAAGCTCCCCGGCGAATCAGCAAACGGCATTTTCCTTGCTCTGTCACAGATGATGTCCAAGGGCAAGATCAGCGCGGAAGAATTATCAGGTCAATTAGGCGAACGGTTGCCCGGCGCTGTTAAATTAACAGCCGACGCGATGGGTTTGACCACGCAAGAGCTGCTTAAGCAGATGCAGGAAGGCAAGTTAATGTCCGCCGATGTATTGCCGAAATTGGCAGAACAACTGCATAAGACATACGGGTCGGCAGCGGTTGAGGCGGCAGAAGGCGGTCAGGCCGCAATCAACAGAATGAACAACGCCATGTTTGAAACTAAGGCGACCGTCGGCGACGCCTTAATGCCCGTCTTTGCCGATATGGCGAAAGGAATCTCATTACTCGCGCCATACATAACCGCATTTGTCGGCGGCTTGAAGATGTCAGCGGTAGAATTATTCGGCTTTGTAGATAAGGCGTCAACGATAGCCGTTAGTATATTTTCAGGCGCTATTTTCGGCTCCGGCGGGTTTGATAAATTAAAGAAAGACCTCTCTAATATCGACGCTGCGGTTGCCGATTCCAAAGAGCAAATCTACAAAGACA